TCTCGTCGGCACGCGCATCCAGCCGTCGCCGCTCCCGGAGACGATTACGCTACCGGCGATCGCGACGCGGCATGTGTCGACCATCGATCTCGAGACCATCGACGCGCAGAGTTACGCGCTCGTGCAGTCGCGCATCGAGGTGACGGCGGTCACGAAGAGTTACGTCGCGCAGAAAAATCTGCTCGAGCAGATAAGGCTCGCTTTGCAGTACAAGCGCGGCACTTATGCAGGCGTCGAGGTCGTGAATATTACGCGCGAAAACTCGGGGCCGGATTTGAGAGACGACGAGAAAGAGATTTTTACGCAAGCCATCGATTTTTTGGTTATTTTCAAGGAGACCTAAGAGGACACTATGTCAACACCAGCCAGCGGCTTATTCAAAACTATCGCCTACAAAGCCGAGACTACGTTCGGCACGGCGCCTTCAGCATCGGGCGCTCAATCTTTGAGGCGCGTGCAATCGACGCTCGACCTCACCAAGGAGACGTACCAGAGCAACGAGATCCGCCGCGATTTTCAGCTCGCGGATTTCCGTCACGGCGTGCGTCGCGTCGAGGGTCGAATCTCGGGCGAGCTGTCGCCTGCGACCTACAAAGATTTTATCGAATGCGCGCTCAAGCGTAACTTTGCGGCGGTGACGCCGATTACGGGAGCGTCGCTTACGATTGCAGGCTCGGGGCCGAGTTACACGGTGACGCGCGGCTCGGGAAACTTCATCACCGACGGCATTAAGGTCGGCGACGTCATCCGTTTGTCGGTCGGCTCGCCGTCGCTGGCGGCAAACTACGGCAAGAATTTGATCGTGGTCGGATTAACCGCGACGGTGGCGACGGTCATTACGGCCAACGGCAGCTCGATGACCGCGGAAGGGCCGATTGCTAACTCGACGGTGACGGTGTTTGGAAAGAAGACCTTTATCCCGACCAGCTCGCACACCGACAAGTCTTTCAGCATCGAGCACTACTACAGCGACATCGTCAAGAGCGAAGTCTTCCGAGGCTGCAAGGTTACGACGATCGCAGTCGGTCTGCCGCCGACGGGACTCGCGACGATTGACATCGATTTCATGGGCCAAGATGTCACGACCTCGAGCACGCAGTATTTCACTAACCCCACGGCCGCGACGACGACTGGACTGCTGGCGTCGGTCAATGGCGAGGTGCGCGTGGCGGGCTCGAGCGTCGCGACGCTCACGGGGCTCACGCTCAACATCGCATCGGGCTACTCGGGCGATCCAGTCGTCGGCAGCAACACCATCCCGAATATGTACCCGGGCCGCGTCATCGTCACGGGACAGGCGACGGCCTACTTTGACTCGACGACGCTGCGAGACGCATTCATTAACGAGACCGAAGTCGAAATCATTGGCGTCTTCACAACGAGCAATGACGCCGACTCGGATTTCGTGAGCTTCGTGCTGCCGCGCGTCAAGATCGGCGGAGCGAGCAAGTCGGACGGCGAGGGCGGGCTCATCCAGACGCTGCCTTTCCAGGCGCTCTACAACACGGCCGGCGGCTCTGGCACGACGAGCGAGCAGACGACGATCGTGATCCAAGACTCGGACGCTTGAGGACTCATCCATGACTGATATTTTTGACCTCGATGCATTCGAGGACGTGCCAGCCGGAGACTATGTCGTCAAACACCCGGAGACCGGGCAGCCGACACAGATTGTGCTGACGCTCGCGGGGCCGGAGCATCCGCAGCGGAAGAAAATCGCTTTCGCGCAGCAGCGTCGCTTGCGCAAGGTGCTCCAGCAGACGGGCAAGCTGCAGCTCTCGGACCCAGAGGACGAGGAGAGCGAGGAGATCGATCTGCTCGTGAGCTGCACGCTCGCCTGGCGCGGGCTGACAGTCTCGGGCAAGGAGCTCGCGCACTCGGCCGATGCGGCGCGCAAGATTTACAGCGATCCCAAGCGCCGCTGGCTGCGTGATCAAGTCAAGCAGGCTCTCAACGAGCGCGAGCATTTTATCAAGCGCTCCGAGCCGGGCTGATCGAGGCAGCGGAGCGCGAGTATGAGTTGAGCGCCCGACAGGGCGACGGGGCGACGCTGCGGCAGCATCTGCAGCGGATGGCCTATGCATCGAAAAAGGTCGACGAGCGACTCGAGGCGAAACCGATTCATCGAGCCGTCGCCGGCCTGTGGGATTTTTTCTTGGCGCTGAGCGCGACACGTCGAGCGAGCATGGCCGCGCATGCTCTGACGATGACAGACATTGAGGCCTACGCGCGGCTCACGGGGATCACGCTCACGGACTGGGAGCTTGATGTGCTGATCGCGCTCGACGGCGTGGCGCTGAAGGCGGCGGCGAAAGAGAGGAAGAGCTAGGTGGCGGCAAGGATTGTCGGAACACTGCTGTGGGAGCTGGCGGCAGACATGGCCAAGCTGCGCGTCGGAATGGACGATGCTGTCAAGCAGGTCAATTCGGCGATGAAATCGATCGACGGCGCGATCGATATCGGCAAAAAGGCGTTCGGTGCGCTTGCTGCCGCGGCAGGCATTGCAAGTTTTGGGTCATTTGTAAAAAGCGCCATCGACGCTGCCGATCGACTCGCCGAAATGTCCGAGCGCACAGGCGTCGCCGCGTCCGAGCTCTCCAGGCTCGAGCTCGCATTTAAGCTGGGCGGTGTCAGCAGCGAAGGCATGCAGCAGTCGCTCGTCAAGCTCTCAGTGACGATGAACACCAACAGCGACGCGATCGAGCAGCTTGGGGTCAAGACCAAAAACACCGACGGCACGCTGCGCGGATCGAGCGAGGTGCTGCGCGACCTTGCCGACAAATTCCAAAAGATGGATAACGGCGCGCGAAAGACTGCGCTGGCGGTTGAAATCTTTGGCAAGTCGGGCGCCGACATCATCCCGGTGCTCAATATGGGCAGCGATGGCATCGCAGAGATGACGCGCTTGTCTGAACGACTTGGCATCGCTCTCGACGATGAAGCCACAAGCGCGGCGAATCAATTTAACGATACACTCGATATTCTTAAAATGTCCGTCAATGGCGTCGCGCGCGGGGCGATTGCCGAGCTGATGCCGTCGCTGAATAGCATGGCCTCGGCGATGCTCCAGGCGGCCTCAGAAACCGATGTCCTCAAAAATATCAGCGACGGGCTTGGGTTTGTTCTCAAGACATTGTTTTCTGTCGTCGTCGCATTGCAAGGCGCGATCTCTGTTTTGATAACAATCTTGCAGACTTCCTATCGAGCATTTTGGGATATGTCGATGCTGATCGAGGTCAGTGTCGTCGAGACATTTACCAAGCTCAAAGCCGCTGTTTTCGCGATGGGCGACTCGATCTATAAGCTGGCGACGGGTGACTTCAAGGGAGCGGCCGAATCGATCAAGGCAGCCGGCGCAGAGATTACGACCGGCTGGGACAAAACATCGGCGCAATTTGACAAGACGAGCTCAAACATCAGCTCTGGCATGTCGAGCGCTGCAAAATCGGCGTCTGATGCCAATAAAGTCATCAGCAGCGCATTCGCAAACAGCGCGGACTCGGCGATCACTGAGACCGCGAAGATACTGGCCGAGGCAAAGCGCAATCAATCTGCCAACGTGCAAACAGCCGAGTCGTACAAAGAGGCCGAGGCAGCTGCGAAAAAAACAGCGGCGGAATACCAGAAGATCGCCGAGTCTCTGGATAAGGCGACGCTCGCCGCGAAGGCAGAGACGGACGCCGGCGGCAAGCTGACGGACTCGCAGAAACTCGCGCTCGATGTGCGCGCAAAGCTCAACGACACGACGCTAAAACTCACCGACGCACAGCGCAAGGAGATCGAGTCTAAGCTCGCGGCGGCGCAGGCGGCACTCGATGACAGGGACGCACAGCGCGCGGCTGACGCGGCACGTAAGGCGCTTTCAGATAGCATCGTGAAGCAGAATGACGATCTCGTGAGGCAAATCGAAGCGCAGAAGCGCGCGAATCAAGAAGCCGGGCTTTCGACCGACGAATTGCAGAGGCTGGAAATCCAGCGCTTACGCGACGCGGCGGCAACGGCCGAGCAGAATGCGCAGCTCAGAATCCAATCGGGCATTAACGATGAGATCGCGGCAGAGTATCAAAGGCAGGCCGAGCTGCTAAGAAAGTTGGCCGACGAAAAAGAAGCAGGTATCCACATAAAAGCCGCGAGAGAGGCCGCAGATGCGTGGGCTAAGACTACTCAATCGATCTACGACGGATTGACTGACGCGCTGATGCGAGCCTTCGAGTCTGGCAAGGGCTTCATGCAGGCTTTTGTCAGCGTCATCAGAAACACTTTCAAAACGATGGTGCTCGAGCCCACTGTGCGAGCGATTGTGGCGCCCGTGGCGGGGGCCATCGGCGGGGCGATCAGTGGGGTGGCCGGAGCCGCAACAGGGGCTGCAGGCGGCGCTACAGGCGGTTTTTTGGGTAGCATCGGCGCAGGGATCGCGGCTAGCGGGCTGCTCGGCTCGGGCTTTATGTATGGCCTCGCGAACCTGGGCGCCGGCACGATCGGCGCAGGTCTTTCGGGCGCCGGCGCAATGATCTCGGGCGGCATCGCAGCAGGATCGCTTGGCAGCATCACGGCAGGCCTCGGAGCCATCGTCGGCACGCTCGGTCCGATCGCCCTCGGGATCGCTGTGCTCGTCAAGGCATTTGGTCGAGGACCAAAGCAGACGACAGGCACAGGCATTCAAGGCTCGATTGGTTCCGGCGATACGACTGCGCAGCAATTTACAGACTGGGTAAAAAAAGGCGGTTGGTTCCGCTCTGACAAGCGCGGCACTGATCTCGCGACGCTTTCGGCCGAGGTTGAGCAATCGCTCGATCGCACGGCTGCTGCAGTATTTTCGCAGGCCAATCAGTTTGCGGACGTGCTGGGCTTGTCCAACGAATCTTTGAAGCGGGTGCTCGTTAATTTCCGGGTGACGCTTACGGACAGCGAGGAGGAGAACGAGAAAGCGCTGGCAGCGGTTTTTGAGCAATATCGGCAAGAGCTCGCAGGATCGTTCGCGCATCTACTCAGCCCATTTCGCGCAGCCGGCGAGACACTTGCGGATACTTTTGCGCGACTGGCGGTGATTCAAACTTTCGCGCGCTCGATTAACGAGTTTGGCGGCATCTTTTCACGGATCGCGAATGCAAGTGTTGCCGCGCAGGAAGAGCTTTTCTCGTTTGCCGGCGGCATCGAGGCTTTTGTGCGAAAGACGCAGAGCTTCGTGCAGAACTTCTACTCCCAAGAAGAGCAGATCGGACTGCAAGCGCGCTCGATCGCGCAAGACCTGCAGAAACTTGGCATCACGCAGGACATCAGCACCCGACAGCAATTTCGCGCTCTGGTTGAATCGCAGGATATCAGCACGACGCGCGGTCGTGAGACGTTCAACGCGCTGCTCGATATTGCACAACGATTTGCGAGCATTAGTGGATTTCTCGAAGAGAACAAGCGAAGCCTCGCCGAGGCGGCGAGGGCAGCTCCGACTACGGAGACGCTCAAAAACATATTGGACGCGAGCCGCGCGGAGGGAGCCCAAGCGACGACAGAGTTTTATCAATGGTATCGCGAAAACTGGGGCGGCTATGTCGAGGACTTCGATGCGCAGGCCTACGCGAGCGAGCAGTTTTACGCCGCCTACATTAAAGACGCCGAGCTGCGCGCGAAACTCGATAAGGACAGCGCCGAGACTCTGAAGAAAATCCTCGAGCAAGAGCAGACGAACGACCAGTACAAGGCCGAGTTTGACGATCGCCTGTTTGCAGAGACCCAGAAGCTGCGCGAGAGAACCGATTTTATGAGCTGGCATACGCAGACGAACATGATCGGCCTTAACGAGCAGGCGCACTACGCTCGGCAGGAATATCTCGCGCTCGAGCGTGACGCGCAGACGAAGGACTCGCTCTATTACCGCGATGATTTGATCAACAGCCAATATGTCAATCAATTCAACGATCGGCTCTACAACATGGAGCAGTCGTCGTTTACCGCGCAAAACGACCGGCTGACCGCGATCAATGATCAGCTGTGGTGGGCTAATCACAACAGCAACCGAGATAACGCGATTATTATTAACGGGCTCTCGACGCTCAACGCTACGACGCAAAACGGGCTTGCAGCGGTCGCGACAAACACCAATCGCACGGCATCGCTACTCGATCGCTGGGACGACGGCGACGGCATGACGGTGGTGGTGGCGTAATGCAGATTATTAAGCCGACAACGATCACTGACGCCAAGTTTGTCAGCTCGACGATCCCGGAGCCCGACAATGTCGGCTCGCCGACGCTCGAGACCACATGGGTATCGGGCGCAGCATACTCTGTCGGCAGGCGCGTGATCCGCACGCAGACGCATCGGGTCTATCGCGCGAAGATTTTGCACTCGGGCATCACGACGGCGCCCGAAAACGATCCGACGCGCTGGGAGGACATTGGGCCGACGAATCGATGGGCCATGTTCGACCAGGTGGTCAACACGCAGTCAGTCGCGATCTCGAGCATCACGGTCGTGATCGCGCCAGGTATCGTCAACGGCATCGCGCTTATCGAGCTCGAGGGCACGACGGCCTCCATCGAGGTGCGCGACGCGATCGGCTCGCCGACTGGGGCGGTCGTCTATACGGCGACGGTCTCGCTCGACTTATCAGAGGTGTACGACTGGTACACCTACTTTTATCAGCCTTTCACCCAGCGTCGAAACGTCGTCAAATTGGATCTCCCGCCGTACGGATCCGCGCAGATCACGGTGACGATCACGGGCGGCGGTACGGTCAAAATGGGCGGTCTGCTCGTGGGTACGGTCTACGCATTCGGCTCGACGCTCTACAACACGACGGCCGGTATCAAAGATTACAGTCGCAAAGTTACGGATGAGGAAACCGGCGTCGTCTCGCTCGAGCAGCGCGCATTCTCCAAGCGTCTCAAGGCGCGGCTACAGGTACCGAATGGCGCGGTTAATTCGCTGCAGCAAATTTTGACTGACCTACGCGCGACATCGACGGTCTGGGTCGGCGACGACACGGGCGAGATCGATGCGCTGACGGTCTTTGGTTTCTACCGCGACTTTGAGCTCGACGTCGCTTTCCCGGCCACGAGTTACTATTCTTTGGACATCGAAGGAATGACCTAATGCCTACGTCACCGACACTGATCACTGCTCTGCCGACGCCGCCTAGCCGCAATGACTCGGCTACATTCTCCGCTCGCGGCGATGCCTTTTTGGGCGCTTTGCCGACCTTCCGCACAGAGACCAACGCGGTCGCGACGGTGACCTATAACAACGCGGTCGAGGTTGCGAGCAACACGAGCACCGTCGCCGCCAACACGACGCTCGCGCAGAATGCGGCGAGCTCTGCCGCAGCATCAGCCGGCGCGTCGATCTGGGTGAGCGGCACGACCTACAGTATCGGCGATGTGCGATACAGTCCGGCCAACGGTCAAATCTATCGCAGGCTCACGGCAGGCGGCGGTACGACAGACCCGAGCGCCGACGGCACGAATTGGACGAACGTTTTTGCGTTTACCTTCTCGGGCAGCAACGCGACGCTCGCGGGAAGTCTCACGCTCTCCGGCGGCACTGCCAACGGCGTTCTGTACCTGAACGGCTCCAAGGTGGCGACGAGTGGGAGTGCGCTGACGTTTGATGGGACAAATATCCTCACCGTTGGAACGGCGACTAATAAAACTACTGTAATAACAGGCGGTGCTACTGGTTTAACAGTTGCTGCAGCAGGCGCACCAGCAGTTGCTGTTTGGGACACTACAGATGCTGGGTATGTGTCCTATCTTGGTCAAATAAATGCAGATACGTATTTTGGAAACAATGCCAATGGTGCGTTGTATTTTCAAACCAACGCAAGCACTAAGATGACTCTTGACTCCTCCGGCAACGTCGGCATCGGGACGAGTTCGCCTGCTTCGCAATCAACCGGGCAAACCACCGGGATTTTAGATGTAAGCGCCTCCGGCGGCGGAAATCTCGTATTACACAGAACGGGCAGCAGTGATGGCGCGTTGTTTTCTATTTTAAAAAGCTCTAATGGAACATATCTAGACTCCACTGGCGCTGCAACCGCTGCAAATAATGCAATTATTTTTAGAAACAATAACAACAATGCCGACCAGACAACTGTCACCGAACGCGCACGCATCACGTCGGACGGGACATTTAGAACAAATACGGCTGGCGCACAAGGCATTCAACTTAACACAGACACCTCAAATTCTGTTGTTTCAAGCAGGCTATTCTTCACAACGAGTTCAGGGACAAACGCATTTTATGGAAGTGCTGGGCATGTATTTTTTAATACAGGCGCAACTATTGGATCTACTACTGGGTCAACCTCTGTAGTTTTTAACGCCTATGGCGTTGGCGTTGGCGCCGCTGTACCAAGTTCTGGTGCAGGTATTGCCTTCCCCGCCACGCAATCGGCATCGTCTG